GACCTTTTTATGAATTATTTTTACCGGATAAAAATGTGTTGGGGGTGACTAGTGTATTGTTAAAAGATAGTACACAATACACAAATATCCCATCAGTACAAGAGTTTTTAGGTTTAGATAATAGATGGTATGAAGTGGATTCTTTATCGGAAGATAGAGTATTTGTTGAAGACCCAACAAAAGTATCGGACGCACCGGGTATTAAAGTTGGAAAATATTTACAGACTAGTAGTAAATTTATTACAGAATTTACACCTGAAGGATTTTTAAAAATGACTTTTGGTGGTGGTTCACAATCGGCAGATGAACAATTAAGAGAATTTGCAAGGGATGGTTATCAATTAAATTTATATAAGTATTCTAATAATTTAGCGTTAGGTAGTTCTTTAAAGGCAAACACAACTTTATTTGTTCAATACAGAGTTGGTGGAGGTGTTGGTAGTAATATTGGTGTGAATGCTATTACACAAATAGGTACCGTATCATTTTTTGTTAATGGTCCATCAGATAGTGTTAACACAACTGTGGTTAATTCGTTAAGATGTACTAATGTAACCGCAGCGATTGGTGGGGCGAGTTTCCCAACAACAGAGGAAGTTAGAAATTTAGTTGCGTATAATTTTTCATCACAAAAAAGAGCGGTTACTGTTAATGATTATGAGTCGTTAATTAGAACAATGCCATCACAATTTGGGGCACCTGCAAAAGTTTCAATAACTGAAAATAATAATAAGATAATAGTTCAAATGTTATCTTATGATGAAACCGGTAGATTAACCGAAGTTATTTCAAACACACTAAAAAATAATGTTGCAAATTATTTGTCAAATTATCGAATGATTAATGATTATGTGTCAATTCAAAGTGCGAATGTTATTGATTTAAGTTTTAATATTGATGTTGTTTTAGATAATACACAAAATCAAGGAACCGTTATTTCTCAAATAATTACAATTGTTTCTGAGTATTTTGACCCTCTTAACAGACAAATGGGTGAGAATGTTAATATATCTGAATTAAGAAGATTAATACAAAGTGAAAATGGTGTAATTTCATTGTCGGATATTCAAGTATTTAATCAAGTTGGTGGACAATATTCATCATCTCAAACATCTCAAAGATATATTGATAGTACAACAAAACAAATTGAATTAATTGATGATACAATTTTTGCTCAACCAAATCAAACATATCAAATCAAATATCCTAATAAAGATATTAATATTAGAGTTAAAAATTTAAAAACTGTTAACTTTTCATAATAATTTATTTTTTAAAATAATGAATTATCTTTTAAAAATAGTGTATAAACTATTTATTTAAAAAGATAAAAAATGTCAAAGTCATATAGAATAAGAACGAAGGTCGGTGTCGATACTTCTTTGAAGGTATTAATTGAACAAGAATTCGAGCATTTAGAAATTCTATCCTTAAAAATATTACAAAGTGATATCTATACAAGACAATGTTCTGATTATGGAGTTATTGTTGGACGTGTTAGTGTCAATAATGGTTTTGGTATTCCAAATGCTAAAGTTTCTATCTTTATTCCTATAGATAGTGTAGACCAAAACAATCCTATTATATCCGAATTATATCCATATAAATCATTATTAGATAATAATGATGAGGGGTATAGATATAATCTACTACCTTATGTTAAATCATATAGTGCTCACGTTCCGACCGGAACTTTTTTCACAAGAAATGATGTTTTAACGGACCCAACATTAATTGAGGTTTACGACAAATATTACAAATATAACGCAATCACTAATGAAAGTGGTGACTATATGATATTTGGTGTTCCTGTGGGGTCTCATACTATTGTTATGGACGTTGATTTATCTGATATTGGGGAGTTTTCTTTATCACCTCAAGATTTAATTAGAATGGGTCTTGCAACTGAGGCTCAAGTTTCTGGAACTAATTTTAGGTCATCAAATAATTTACGTGAATTACCTCAAATTATTAATCTTAGTAAATCTATTGAGGTAGACCCATTATGGGGTCAACCTGAAATTTGTAATTTAGGTATTACAAGAACTGATTTTGATTTAACTAGTGAAGCTAATGTGGATATTAGACCAACATCTATTTTTATGGGGTCAATAATTTCAACAACAAATAGTAATGCGTTATCAACAGGATGTAGACCACCAAGTAATTCAGGCCATTTATGTGATTTAACCGTAGGTCCTGGAGATATATTAGCGATTAGACAAACAATCTTACAAGATTCAAATGGACGACCAATTTTAGAAAATTTTAGTTTAGAAGGTGGTGGTAAAGTTATAGATGAAAACGGTACTTGGTTAATTGATGTACCAATGAATTTAGATTATTATACGACTAATGAATTTGGTGAGCAAGTATTATCTAATGACCCGGAAGTTGGTATACCAACTAAAGCCAAATATAGATTTAAAATTAAGTGGTCTCAGTCACCATCATTAAGTGAGCCTACAAAACGAGGGTATTTTTTAGTACCAAATATTAAAGAATACAAAGGTAGTAATGTACAACAATCTTACGCGTTTAGTGTTGATTGGAATGATTATGCTCGTACAGGTACAACATCAGATAATATTTTAGCTCAAAAAATAGTACAAGAGGCCATTAATTGTGATGATAAATTTTATTTAATGCAATATAATAAAGTTTATACGGTTTCTCAATTTATTTCAGGTAGAAGAGAAGGTAGTGGTATAGAAAGATATATTGGTATTAAAAATATATTAGACAATAATTGTGCGAGTGTTAATAATAGATTTCCAACAAATGATGGGAACTTTAGATTTGATATTTTATATATCATTTTTATGTTTTTTAGTATAATTTTAACTCCGGTATTTTTTGCGTTAATACTATTACTACACATATTATATTTTGTAATTTATATTTTAAGAGTTGCGTTTTTACCTGTTTTAGCTGCTTATTATATAGCTCTTGGAATACAAACCGGAATAGGTGCATTTTCTGTCGGTTTTGGTGCGACATTTAGTGCTGGTCTTGCTATAGCGGCAATTACATATGCTTTATTAGCCGCGTTTATTATTTATATAGTTGTATTATTATTTAAGATAGATTTATCGGGTATTAAAGTACCTATTTTAACTTATCCTGATTGTGAACTATGTCCTTGTAGTCCGGAGTCAGAAACAAGTGAGGATATTGGTGAGGGTGTTGGTGTTACAACACAAAATACAGGTAATACTGCGGTTCCTTGTCCGAGTATTGTTTCAAATACAGATGTTACATCAATAAGTTTAAGTCCAGGTATATTACCATTGTTTAGTTCAACGGCATTTAATGTACCGTCAATATCACCAACAAACCCTTATGGGTTTTTAACTTCTCGTGCTCAAATTTACAAACAACAATTAACGGGTATTATTTATGATTTACAGTATGCTTCAAATAATATTGGGGCACCTTATTTGGCTTATGACGGAGCTTCAACTGATAATAATCTTAAAAGATTTATTTATACGACAAGTATTCCGGTTGCGGATAGAATTAATTTATTTAATGTTAAGGCAAAATATTTTAGTGGTGGTACAACTAATCCCGGTGGTGGTGTAAATAGAATTAGTGTTAATTTTCAAACAGGACAAACTGTTAACAGACATTTTGACAATACAACTGTAATTTTATGTGATAAATCTACCATACAAAATTTAACTCCGGGTCAATTAATTGCTTTTCAAAATCCAACAATAAGTAAAGATATTAACTTAACTGGAGGTGTTTTAAATGTTTACGGTAATAATGCGATTACAGGAACAACATATACAGGTCTGACATCAATTAAAGTTTATTATGCTAATCCTAATGGTAGTGGTAACTTGTCTGTAACGTATAATGTAAATATAACTGCGGATACTACTAATAATTATCATAAATTTCCGACCGACGTAGAATACTTTCAAGTTATTACAGGTATGACTTATAGTCAATTTAGTGGTCAATGTAATTCCCAATTAGGGTCTGATTCTTTAAACAATCGTTACATTAATAATACAACATTTATTGG